ATTCGACCCGTCCTGGGCGTCCCACGAGTCGCTCATCCCGTTCGGGTACGACGGTGAGGTGACGATCACGTACGGCCACGTCGGGTACGTCGATGCGTCGGTGGCGTCACCCTGTCTAATCCACTTGTTGACGATGAACTCGGCCTCGATCTCGGTGCCTGAGATCCAGCCGGGTGGGTCGATCCGCTGAGCGAGATCCCAGAGACGCTCGCCCGTCCCGGCGAAGGGATCGTGGAGATGGAACGGGGTCACGCGATGACCGACGGCTGCGTCCATCTTGTGGCAGCCCTGGAGGATCTCGACCATCACGTCGATCACCTCTTTGGAGAAGCGCGCTGGGTGGCTCACAGGGACGGCCCACTGATGAGGCGCATTTCCAGCGGGGAGTCACCCTCGGTGAGCCGTCGCCGGGTGTGGACCAGCATCTCGTACACGTTGCCTGAGGGGTCGCCGCATTCGAGGTAGACGTCTCGAACCCGATCGGCGTCTCGATAGATGACGTTCAGGTGAGGCTCTCGGAACTCGGACCCTTCCTCGATGTCGATCACGAGCCGGACGGTGCGGCCGTCCTCGTCGACGTAGACGTTGCCGGGCTTCATGTCGACTGCTCCGCCCCGCCAGCGTCGTGCCAACCCATGTCGTAGCAGTGCTCGCCGAAGACGTCCATGGCGGTCTCGGCGTCGGGTAGGCCTTCTTCGGTCCAGCCGCAGGCGCAGGAGACGTACCAGCCTTCTCCGTCTCGGTCGTCGCCTGAATCGGTTGTTAGGTGCTTGCTCATCTTGCAGAGTGTAGCACACTCATATATAGTGGCACCATGCCCAACAACAGGAAGACAGCCACGCTGCTGGCTGGACTGGCAATCGGTGGCTCCGCCATCGCTGGCTGCTCTCTCCAGCGCACCCAATCCAACGAATGGGGGTGCTCGTTCGGCAAGGGACCGTGGGACACGGTCGACTTGAAGGACTCGTACTCCCCGGGCGAGAAAGGTCCGTGGTCCAACGACCGCTTCAAGACCGGCCCGTCCGACATCCGCTTCTACTACATCGACTCCAACCCGGCCACCGCCGACTTCGGCGCACTGCCGATCGTGGTCCCCGCCAAGGGGTCTGCCGTCGAGGGTGTCGGTGTCGTCGAGACCTCGACCGAGGTGCAGGTACGGTTCACGATCAACGAGAACTTCTGCCAGCTATACATCGACAACTTGAAGCGCATCGACGACCGCGTCGACCTCAACTACAACGCCAAGACCGGCGAAGAGTCCGGCTGGGCGGAGTTCCTCAACCAGACCATGAACCAGAAGCTGATCGAGGCCACCCGACCGGTGCTGCGTGACGTCGACTACATCACCCTCTACACCAACGGTGCGATCGACGGTGAAGCCGCCTACGACCGGCTGGCTGGCGAACTGTCGACGAACCTCACCCGTCAGTTGAAGGCTGACCTCGGCGACGACTTCTTCTGCGGCCCGTCCTACAAGTTCGACGGCACCATCGACGGCAAGCTGGGTGGCGTCGGCTGCCCGCCGCTGGAGGTCACCGTCAAGAGCATCAAGCCCACCAACGGCGACTTGATCACGAACCTCCAGACGATCGTCACCAACGAGGAACAGCAACGCAAGATCGAGTCCGACACGGTGCTCGCCAAGGAACAGACTCGGGCCGAGCAGGAGCGAGCGATCGCCACCGCACAGGCCAACGAGCAGAAGGCCGTCGCTCAGGCGGCAGCCGACCAGGCCACCAAGGTCGCCCAGGCTGAGGCCAACACGGCGATCCAGGTTGCCGAGGCGAACCAGCAGCGCCAGGTGGCGCTCGCCCAACAGGAGGCCCGTGAGGCTGCCGAACTGCGTGCCGCCGAGATCGACCTTGCGGTTGCTCGGGCACGTGCCGAGGTGGCCCAACAGCAGGCGACCAACAAGATCGCCGGGGAGCAGGCCAACGCCGCCTTCTGCATCGCTCTTGCTCAGGTCAACATCCGCTGTGACCTGCTCGCCTCTGCCGAGGCCGGTGGCAACATCGTCCCCAACTACAACCTGGCCGGTTCCGCCGATGGTGGTTCCGCCGCAACGGTCGTGCTTGATGCTCGCCCGTAAGGCACTCATCGCCGTCGCCGTCCTGACACTCGTCGGGGCGGCGTGCGGCGATGAAGGTAGTCCCCCCAGTTCCAACGACTGGGGAGTCATCACCGACCCCAGCAACGGCCGTCAGTTCCACTGCATGACGATCTACCGCGGTTCTGGATACGGCGGCGGCCCGGCGATGTGGTGTTACGAGCCGTGAGGCTGATCGTCCTGATGCTGTTGGCGATCCCGGTGGCGTGCTTCGCTGCCGGGGTCGCCATCGGGCGATCGACCCGTCCGAAGGACCCGAAGGTCATCGCCTACCACGAACACGCGCGCCTGATCGAACTCGCAGCCAAGGCCTCCAAGCGAGGCCAGGACGGCCTCGCCGAGATCCACATGCAGGCCGCCCGCAACGTCCTTGACCCACCATTCAGAGGAGAACTGGGATGGCCGCCCCACGACGATTCCGCGCCGCAGCAGTGATCGAGTACGTCAACGCCTCATCGCTCAACAACTGCGCCGCTCAACTCGGCAAGAACGTCCAATCACTGTCCTACTGGATCAACGAGGACGTCCATCTCACCGCTTATCAGGCTGATCGTGCGGCGAAGGCCGCTGGTGCTCACCCACAGGAGATCTGGCCGGACTGGTACGAGGCCAGCGCCGATGCGGGTCGGTGATGACCCCAGCGTGCTACCGTGGCACAACATGGCCGCGAAAGACACGATCTACAGAGGAACGAACATCAACCCGCAACACCTGGAGGCCTGGGACAGGCTCGCCGGTCACGCCATGATGAAGCGCAACGCGTTCCTACGGTTCCTGCTCGACACCCTCACCGAGGACGACGTCGACATGTTGATCAACCGGCTCTGATCCCCAGTTCTTCGCTGCCTCTGCGGCGGCGACCGCACGTACCCGAAGGTGGTCTGGGAGGCGATCCCACCACTGTGCTCGCTGGAGCCGCTCGACGGGGTCTTGGCCTTGCTCACGGATGCGCTCCACGCACGTCGGGTCGTTCAAGATCCATCGGATCGCCGCCGACCACGTGCCCTCCGGCAGTGTGTCCTTGAGCGACTCCAGCAGCGTCCCCTCGGCCTTGGTGAGCCGGGACGAGATCACGTGCGGGTACCAGTCGGTCGCCATCTGGGGCAGAGTAGCACTCATGCCCAGGTGTCGACGCTGAACACGGTCTCGCCATCCGGGTCGACGATCCAGCAGTTGTAGTCGCCCTGCTTGACCCAGTATTCGATCTCGGCCCACGCCTCGTCGTAGGTCTTCGACTGGCCCATTCCGCCGCAGGTGCCTTCACCGCAGACGTTGAACATGTAGCCCCACCACCAGTCGTCGTCCTCGCTCATCTGTGGTAGTGTAGCACACCCATGATTCACGTTATCGAAGCCCCCGCACCACCCGAGACGAACTGCCGGTGTGGTGCCGACCCGAGCTACCTCGCCCCCAGGCTCAAGCGCCCAATGTGCTCCGCCTGCGCAGCCCGAGTAGCCGACTTCACCCCACTGGTGCCGATAGAGGCCATCCGTGGCCGATGAGCGCCAACTCCTGTTCCGGGTGACCCGCAAGGACCTGACCGAGACCCACATCCGTGGCTCAGGTCCCGGTGGTCAACACCGCAACAAGGTCGCCTCTGGTGTCCGGCTCGTCCACGATGCGTCAGGAGCAGTCGCCGAGGCCACCGACGACAAGAGCCAGGAACGCAACCGGATCGAGGCCTGGAAGCGTCTCCGTGAGACCCCCGAGTTCAAGCGCTGGTTCCGAGAGATGGTCCTGCACACCTCCGGCCAAGAGACCGTCGAGGAAGAGGTCGAGCGACAGATGCGCCCCGAGAACATCACCACCCAGGTGCTCGACGAGCGCTCCCGCTGGCAGACCGTCGACCCGGAAACCCTGTCCTGACGCGAACGTACTCCCACCTATTGACTGGGACATCGCGGTGGGAGTACGTTCGGGACCTTGCGAAGCTCCTACCGGAATCTTACCTGATGACCGCCACCGCCGTCTAGCGGGTGGCCCCGGGGAATCCCCGATGACATCAGAACTCGACTCTTCCCTACGAGGAGGGCGTGCCGTCTATATGCCGACAATGTCGACCGAGAACCGGATGTGCTGCATCGCAAGATGACCAGGTCCGCCGCTCGACCAACGACGAAGGCGGGGTCCCAGACCTGAACCTGGGGGGCACAGGTAAGTACCGAGAGGGAACACCATGGCATCAGGAGAAGACCATCGAGGAGCGGTATCGCTCACAAACGTTGGCTGGCTCAGGGGTCGGCTAATGGGTGAGGCACCGCGCTCGCGTAACTGTGCTACAGTCGTGAGATGGACGAACTCCACATCGCTCCAGTGATGAAGTTGATCCGCGGCGGCTACATCACCGAGAAGGTCCGTGACGGACTTTCCGAAGAGGAAGCCATCGCATCCTGGGATCGACTCAGGAGCCGTTCAACCCGAGCCAGGCGACCAGCGACTCCCGGACATCAGACGACAGCGTCTCCGGATGAGACCCCAGCAACGCTCCCGCTAGAAGATCCTCCCGAGTGAACTCCGCCGTCGCCGACGCATACGGCTCCGTCGACTCGGCCTCCATCACATAGCTCAGCGCACTCGACGGGCGTGGCAGTGATCTGATCGTCTCCGACGGCAGATCCCGGTAGGCGATGAACACCCCACGCAGCCGGTGGGCCTCCGCCAACGAGAACGGCGTCGAGGTCAACACCCATCCCGGGAACTTCCGCTTCGAGCGACGCATCGCCTGATCGAAGTAGTTGCCGATCGTGAGAGCGAACGTGTCCGTCTCCGACTGCACCAACGCAGCCAACTCGTCGAGGGGCGGCGGTGTACTTTGGTCGTCATGGATGAGGTCCATGAAGTTCTAGGGTACGCACGTTGCCTGCTGTGTCCGGAACTGGTGTTGCGTGAGACGGCCCGCCACACAGGTGGTGTCTGCGACGAATGCTTCGCTGGCGGCAAGGGACCGGACCTGCGTCGGATCGAAGTTGTCGGGCGCGGCTACCGCATCCGAGTCCCCCTCCGGCGCCCCCGCCTGAAGCGCCCCCAACCCCGCGACCCCAACCATCACGAAGCCGAGAAAGCCAAAGCGGCAGCCGCCAAGCGCCTGAAGGCGATCTTCCCTGACCTGTACGACACCCTCGTCGCAGAGGAGCGCGCCAAGCGTGGACTGAAGCCTTGGTCTACCTACGCCGCCGTCCGCTACGGGTGGGACCCGGACTCATCGCAGACGATCCGGTTCGCCGAGGTCTACCATGCGCTCGATCGCCGAGGAGACGACCATTGAGCACACTCAAGACCTACGAGCCGCCCGCCCGCACCCTCGAACCGCAGGCACACGGCACCCAGTTCGCCTACAAGCCGATCAACCTCGGTGACGAAGGTGACCGCAACTACCTCGACATCACCACCCGCATCTCACGGTTCTCGGCACGCGACGCCTGGAAGCACTACGAGTCGATCGGTGAAGTCCACTACGGCGTCGACCGCACCGGCGTCGTCGCCGGATACGGGCGCCTCTTCGCCCAGCGCATCAACGCCCGAGGCCAAGCCACCGACGACCGTGACGCCGGAGTGCTGGCAGACATCGTCGCCGGGATCTACGGCAAGTTCGGCGGCGTCCGAGGCCTCCTGGAGCGTGCCGACACCCTGATGCGGGTGCCCGCCGAGGGCTACCTGATCCGAGTCGTCGAGAACGGCATCCAGGACGGCTACTGGATGCTCTCCCCCGACGAGATCCAAGGCGCCAACCTCGTCGAAGGCAAGCCCCAGCCCGGTGAGCCGGTCCGCTGGATCACCGCCTCCGTCACCGGCACCGGTGGCGAGACCAACCAGTTCGTGCGCGAGGTCCGCCCCGAAGACTTCCTCGGCCGGGTGTGGATGCCGTCCAAGCGCTACGTCGACATGGTCAACTCACCGATGACCGCCCTCGCCGGACAGTGCGAAGAGTTGATGACCCTCACCGCCGGGATCATGGGCCGTCTCCGCCAGCGCTTCGCGATCGCAGGCATCCTGCTCATCCCGTCCGAGATCAACGACGCCAACATCGCCGGGGCCAAGCCGGGCGAGGAGCACAGCGACAAGGTCCTCAGCTACCTGATCACGCTGATGACCCGCAACGTGATGAACCACGACCAGGCGGCGGCCTACATCCCGGCCCTCCTCAAGGGTCCGGCCGCAGCCCTCGAAGCCTTCCGCCACGTCATCCTCGACACCATGATCTCCGACCAGGACATCCGCCAGCGCGCCGAACTGATCGACCGCATCCTGATCGGCCTCGACGTCCAGAAGTCCCAGACGGTCGGCAACGAGGACTCCAACCACTGGAACGCCTGGAGCAACGCCGAAGACGAGCGCCGCATCGCCGTCGCCCCCAAGCTGGAGTCCCTCTGCAACGCCCTCACCCGGGCGATCCTGCACCCCGAACTCCAGAAGCGCGGCTGGGAGCCTGCCCGCATCCTGCCGTGGCGGGTGTGGTTCGATCTCTCCGACGCCAGCGTCAAGGTCAACCAGGCCGAAGACTTCCGTCTCGGCTGGGAGCGTGGCTGGCTCGGCGACGAAGCTGGTCGTCGGGCGATCGGCGCCAAGGAAACCGACAAGATGACGCCCGAGGAGAAGGTCCGCTGGATCGGCTGGGTCACCAAGGACCCGTACCTGTCGCTGTACGGCATCGACGGCAAGGACGGGATTGCCATTGACTACGACAAGGTGGGAGCATCGAAGAAGCCGCCAGGCCCTGATGCAGGTCCCGAAGGCGGCAAGGTCGGCCCCGGTGTCGGCGATCCGGGGAGTCCCGGTAGTCGAGACTCCGACACCCCCAAGTCGAAGGAACCAGGATGAGCACCAAGATCCCCGTGAAGTTCGGCAAGCAGCCCACCAAGGCACCTCCCGGCAACTTCCGCGAGATCATCTTCCCGCAGTTGGCCCTCTTGGAGGAGGGCACCAAGGAAGGATTCATGTCTCGAATCCTCCACGCCGACGGAGGCTCAGCGCGTGCCCTGCCCCGCACGATCTACTTCCAGAAGACTCAGGTCGGCGGGCACGAGGGTTCGGTGGCGATCGGCTCGCTCCACGAAGTCACGATGGAGGGCAACATCCTGTCCGGCAAGGGCTGGCTGGCGAACGTTCCGGAGGCTCACGACGCGCTCCCGTTCATCATCTCCAAGGCGCTCCACCACAACTCCGTCGACCTCTCCGAAGTCAAGGTCCGCGAGGAAGTCACCGGCGACTGGTTCGGCCCCGACTTCAAGGTCGAGTTGCACTTCGACGAGTGGAAGCTGGCGGCGACCACACTCGTCGGCAAGCCCGCCTTCGCCGACGCCCACGCGATCATCCCCGACGAACTCACCGCCGCACTCGCCTCCGATGCGCCGGTCTCCTGCGACGCCACCTTCGACATCCGCATCGTGCTCGCCGAGAGTGACGAGGAGATCCTTGCATCTGCAACCGGGCTGCCGCGCTGGGACTACTTCCACGTGCCCGAGTCCGACCCGCAGAAGATCGTGGTCGGCGCCAAGGATGAGTACGGGTACTTCCCGGTGTTCGGTCACCTCGGCCTGTGGAACTCCTGCCACGACGGAGCAGAAGGCACGTGTCTGACGATCCCGCGCCCGCGCGACAACTACGCCAGCTTCAACAAGGCTGGCGTGCTCACCGACAAGGGCCAGATCGAAACCGGCCCGATCGCCCTCTACGGCGGTCATGTCCCACTCGCCAAGGCGTTCGACGATCCCGCCAACGCCTGGTGCGATGTCCGCGTCACCGCCGGGAAGCACGGTCCCTGGGTGTGTGGCGTCGTGCGCCCGGGCACGAGCGACGACAAGGTGTACGCCGCTCGTGCCTCGCGCATCTCCGGCCACTGGAAGGGCGGTCGTCTGAAGGCGATCGTGTCTTGCAACGCCGAGGGCTACGACGTCCCCGGCTCCGGCTTCTCCGTCAACGAGCAAGGCCTCGTCGACGAACTGGTGGCCTCGTTCCCCGGCTGCTCGGAGTCCAAGGAACTGCCCCCGCCTCCGCCGACGACGATCGACATCACCAACCCGGCAACGCCCATCTACGTCAAGGGTCCGGCTGAAGTACTAGACCGCGTTCGGTCGATGAACTTCACCACCGCCGAGGGCGTGCTGACGTACCTCACCGAACTCATGCAGCAACCGATCCAGGAAGATCCGCCTGATCAACTGCGTGAACTCGCCAAGGCGCTCAAGGCCGACCTGGCGACCAACGTCGATGCAGCCTCGACCACCGAGGATCTCGCAGAGGTCGCTCAGTACACGGCAGAGCGTCAGCGCATCCTCGCCAAGGCGACCGCCCTCGACTCGGTTGCCGCCGACGTCGACCCGGAGCCGCAGCCCGAGCCGGACCCGGAGCCTGCCCCGGCGCCCGACCCGGAGCCGGAGCCGACCGCCGACCCGGCGCCCGAAGACGCAGCCATCGTGCCCGCCACGGTGCCGACCGGCCTCGGTGTGGTCACCACCCCCGAGACCGTCCCCGCCCCGAGCACCAAGCCGGTTGGCAAGGCCAACCAGTGGGTGGCCTCCGACAACTGCCCCGGCAAGGACGCAGGCGAAGGCTTCGAGGACTGGACCGAGATCGCAGCCCGACTCCAGGAGCGGGCACAGACGATCGGCGCCGGTTCCGACAAGAAGCACGTCGTCGCCAAGTCGATGGCCCGCCT